GTACATAATGCCTGAAGCCTATCATTTATCTTTTGATTTATTGTATTTTCTTTAGAATATACAACAGCATAGTTACCTAATCTTGTTGCTAGAGTTGCTGCAATATCTGCACGATATGTATCATCTTTACCAATACAACCTCTTAACTCACCAAGTATATATTGTTCATTATCATGAGTCAATAAGTCTTTAGGTGTAACTAATTTATCTAATTTATTATTTATGAAAGTAGTAAACATAGATGCAAATGCGTCTCCTACACTACCCTCACCAATCATTTGAATCATTGATAGATTATCTTCAAAAGATTCAAAGCTTGATATTGAGTTAAAGAATGTAGTTATAGATCTTGCATTAGTTTCTTGCGTTACTAACTCTGGGTTCAGTAACAGGAAGTTGATACATCTAGTATCAATCCCTGCTTCCTCTGCCCATTGTGCCCATACATTAACATCAAACTTTAAGTTAGCGGTTACATATCTAGTCTTCTGTGCTGAGTCAACACTGTTAACCATATAGTCTCCGTTGTCTGGGTTTGAAGTTAAAATTATGTGCCAGTCTTTTGGTAGTTTCCAAGAGATATACGTTTGTCTATCTACTAATTCCATAACTGCTTGTATAAATCTAGTATCTGCACGGTTCCAGTCATCTAATAATAGAATGCCTCCTTCTTTTTTATCTGCAATCCACTCTGGTGCACAATAAGACATTCTGTTCTTACCGGTTATTTTGTATCCATTTTTAAGATACTCTTGAACGGCAAGTTCATCTACCCACTGACCAACTTTTTTTGTGGTAGTTGTATTTAGATTAGCTAGACTAGCTCCGGCTGCTCTTTGTGTTGCTGTTACCATAGCTAAATCACCTGACTGTGCAGTATTAACTATTTTTTCTTTGTACATTTGGAACTGACGTACAGGAAAACCAACTAGATCTCCTATCTCTTCTATCTGTGCTAGATTTAACTTAACAAAATTAAACTTGTTATCTTTTGCTATTTCTACTACAGCTGAAGTTTTACCAATCCCTGATTCACCAACAACTTCTACTGATACAGGCCCTTTACTATTAGACTGTAAGAATCTATTGTTTGTGATTATATGATTTATAAAGTCTTTCAACTCTTGAATATTTAAATTTACTTGTGCCATTTATTTTAATTTAATTGTATTAATTTACCAGGTAAGTCTTCATTAATCCTGCAGTTACTGCTATGAACCCATAAGGTATTCTTAGGACAGTTTTCTGGAGTATATGCCTCACCATCTGTTAAGTATATAAGGGCTGTAAAGTTCCCTTTATTATAATGATCTATTACTGGTTGGAAGTCAGTTCCACCACGACCTTTTATATCCCAATCTTTTCTAGGATTAAAGTCTTTTACAGAATTAATTTGCGTATCACATTGTGCAACTGTAATCTTATGTCCTGTTTTATGCATATGACATAGTTCTATATGAAACTCTTTTAATTCTTTTTGACTTACAGATCCGCTTGTATCAACACCAACAAGTACATGATTTTTAAATTTGATTTTAAGGCCAGGATTAAGGCTATATCTTTTGTTGTATTTACGTCTTAACTTTTTAGTAAATACTACACTAGAATTACCTACAAATCTTCTTAGGTATCCTCTCCAATCAAACTTAGGTGGTGGTACATTTAATAATCTATCAATTATTTCATGTACTTCACCTGGTATATTACCATGTCTTTTGACTGTTTGTTCTGCTGATTCTTTCATCTGATGTTCTATTTGCTTTTGAATCAACTTCTGATCTGCTTCTGGTAGATCTTCTATGTCATCCCATGTACAGTGACAATACCTTGACGTACCATCCATTTGATCCATGAGACTATCTAGGGATGGACATGTTCCATCTTCTTGTGCATCTTGTAGTAATTCATAATACTTACGAGTACCTGCTCTCTCAGGTAGTTTAAGTTCAGGGAAACTACTTAATAGTAATCCTCCTTCTGGCAAACAGTCTGATGCTATATATTGATTTATTTCTAAATCTGCTGCTATATTAAATAGCTTTTTATCTGAATACAAACTTCTCATTATTAAATGACCTAATGCTATATGCAATAGCTCATGTTTAATTAATCCCACTCTATGTTTCTCTGGTAAATCAAAGAAATACTGTGGATTTATGGCAAGCTGTATACCTATATTATGTTTACTTACACCTGCTGTTGGAATACTCTCAGTATATTGTTTATTTATACCAATTAAAAAGAGCCCGTAAAAAGGCTCTTTAAATATTAATGTTTTAGTACTCCGAGCAAGTTGCTCTTGAATGTTTATCATATCTTTTCAAATATTTTTTTATAGATTGCATTGACTGGGCATAACTCTTCAATATGAAGATTAATATGCTCTTTTATAAGTTGATCTACATGGTATCTTGCACTTATTGCTGCTTGGAAATCTCTTCTTTTTTTGAAGACTAGTATTTTAGCAATCAATAAGCTCAATAATTCCTTGTGCTTAACTTTCATGTTTTTATATATTTCAATTCCCATTTCAAAATCTTGTGGATCATTACTTTGGAGCATCTCTATTATTCTGTCAAACTCTTTCTCTGTGATGGGTTTATTTCTATCCATACTCCGGGATTTTTTTTATCATATTTATATTGTATAAAGTATGGATTAATATTCTCTGCATTATCATCTTCTAACCAACCATGTTTAACCATATCATCTTGCACAGTTTGTGCTGGATTAATATAATCAAACTTATGGCGTGAGCCTCTGATAAATTCAAATCCTATTGATACAGGCAAATCATACTTTTGGAGTTCTTCTTTAAACTCCTCAGCATATTCTTGATAAAACTTCTTAGCTATTTTTCTGTAGTTAACTACAGCTTTACTAGCTATAAAGTATTTACCTGTCCATCTTCTACCGTTTTTACTACTTGGTACGTTACCAGGTATGAACCATTTCTTCATATTATTTAGATATTATGTCTTTTAATAATGGCTTAAGTATGCTAGCAACATGCTTAAGTCCTTTTTCCTTCATTGCATCAGATATATCTTTACACTCAGGAAAAATAACACCATCAAGATTGTACATAGTTTTATATTTATGCACCGCCTTGATTCCTGCATCATCATTATCAAAAAATGTTATTACTTTTTTGAACTTCTTTTTAAAGTGCTCTATAATGTGGGGCTTTATCATAGTATTTTCACTGTCTGGTGCTAGCACTTCAACATTGTTTACTATAGACTTCACACATAGTGCGTCCTTTAATGAAGAACAAATAATTAAATAAGGATGTTTATACTCTAATTGATCATATGCTTGTAGATATGGCTTAACTTTAAAGAACTTGTGTCTCTGACTATGAGGTTGATATAGTTTATATACTTCATCCTCTTTATCAAAATAACCATAACATATCTTATTTTGTATGGTTAACTTTTTAATCTCACCGTTCTCTTCTTTAACTAAGTTATAATACTCTACAGGCTTTACATTATAATGATTGAGTAATGACTTACCAATATTGTATGGCAGCCAAAACTTATGATCATCAGCATTCCAATCTCTTATTTTAATAATATCTATCTCCCACTTTGATTGTGGCTTGAACTGTTGATTTTTATAATCTCCACTTTTAACGTGTATATTATAATCTTCTACAATCTTTTTCATAGCATCAGGATATTCTAAATTAAACATAAGCTTAACTAAGTCTATCTTGTTACCATTCTTGCCAGTTGAAAAATCCTTAAACTTATACTGCATTATAGATTTATCTACATAAATGCAAAAGCTTGGTGTTCTTTCTGATGGATTAAAGATTGATTTAATCTTTACATCTTGACCAGTAAGTGTTTCTGATAAATTTAAATAATATTGAAATACCCAATAACTAGGGACATCTGATCCCTCAATTACTAAGTTTTTAGTATTAAACATAATCCAAATATATTAAAAAGAAATAGGGCCAGCACTATACTGACCCCTTTCTTTTGGTATACTTAGATTATAAATCAAAGTCTTCTCCTGAGACTGTAGCTGGTTCAAAGCTAGCTGCTTTAGGAGAGTCTTGTTTCTGAAGCTTTCTAAAATGATTAGTATTATTACTATCAAATTGAAGCATTCTTGAACTCTCTTTGTCAACTGCTTCTAATGGAACTCCATCTTTACTAATTCTAGGTAGAAATAAATCATTGTTAATATATCCTTCTTTGTTTTCCCACTCACGACCACCAACGCATGCATTGATATAGTCACTATTTTGGAAAGCTTGATTTACTTTTACCATAAAGGTTTCAATTGTATCTGCTTCAATAGCATCTAGTTGTTCTCTTTTATTTAGAACTTCAGATAAAAATACCATAGCCTTTAATACTTCTGTATCACGGCTAATCTCTCTACCGCTTGGAAGAGTGGCATCTTTATATGGATATGGAGAGTATCTTACTCTACCAACTTGACCATCATATCTAGGACCATTAGGATTATTTACATCCTTAAGGAATCCTTGAAACTCTCCTTTTACAGGCTCAGTTTCTACATGCAATACAATATTATATGCATCTGCATCATATGGTGTTTGGTCAAATGATATTGAATTGATTTTAACTTTTTGATTACCAACTCCCATTACTGGTTTAATGCTGCCTGACCCGGCAGACATGTCTTTCGTATTTAACATAACTTTTAATTTTTATTATTTAACTTATTATTATTCTTCTTCATATTTTTGTATGCTTTCCTTGACATACTGCAGGTCATTAGGGATGAAGAAATCCTCAAACATACCCATTGGTGATTTACATGTGTTCTCACCATTGTTTTGAGTTTCAAAACCATAGTCAAGACCATCATCATCATTTTTCTTAGCTCTACCAAATAATACAATTGAAAACAAACCTTCTAATGTTAATGCATTATCTATCATTTTACCTATAGTTTTTGCTTTAACTTTTCTGTTTCCATTTATATCAGTAGAATCTTCAGAATGAGTTAGAAAGAATACTGTCAGATCATCTCTTAAATCTTTTGGTAACTTAGCTACCATAGCAAGATTAGATGCTATCTGTGTAAACTTATCATAACCTTTTTCTTGTGCTCTGTCAAAATACTCAAACGAGCTCATATATTGCCAGTCATCAACTACAATTGTTTTAATATCAGGCATCTTGTCATTTACATGCTTTAATGCTTTAACAATTCCAGCTGCTGTGGAGGCTGCAGTTAGATTACCACTTGGGTTATCTTTACTAATTTGCTTATACTTGCTCTTCCATCCCTTAAATGGTAAGGGTTTGTTAGCAATGTTTATAA